CATGGAATCGTGATGAATTTATCAAGGAAACCTCAGAATTCCTGTGGGAAACCTACGGTATTGGGAGCAACCAAGACAAGCACATATTGGCGGCATTGGCCAACCAATTGGAAATCTACATCAAGTGCATGAAGGGCGTGGACAGCGGAGGCATTATTACCAAGTTCAACAATGGCCAAACAATTGGGCCTAACCCGTTCTTGACTGCGGGCGACAAAGCCCTAGCCCGTGCCGTTGTTTTGATGAATGAGCTTGGCCTTACGCCTAGAGGCCGGTTGGCCACAAACAAGCAAGAAGGCGGCAAATATCAAAAGCTTCTAAGCGGTCCTTGAAGCCGAGGCTCTTACTATGGTACAAAACAATGACCAGTTCAGGTCAAAACTGGTAATGCCGGTGCGGAGTGGGGTTACGACCATGCTTGGGTATATGACTTTCTACGGTGAAAAATGAATTACGAAGACGGCATCATGTATGCGGTGCAAGTGGTTAGGGGTGAAATCCTAGTCTGCCGAAACATTCGGTTAGCTTGCCAAAGGTTTCTTGACCAACTGGAAAACAAGACTTGGGGTTGGGAATTTCACGTCAAGTATGTAGAGCATTTCCTAGAATTTGTGGCTACATTGAGCCACACCAAAGGTCCGGATGCGGGCAAGCCGCTAATCCTAGAACCTTTCCAAATTTTTGCCGTTTGCGCGATATACGGGTTTCGGTCTAAGAAAAATCTAGGCAAGCGCATGGTCACAGATGTGATTGTGTTTATTCCGCGCAAGGCCGGAAAGTCAACCATTACTGCCGCCATAGCACTCTACGAATTAGCTTTTGGTGAGGTAGGAAGCGAGGTCTATTCCCTAGCCACTACCCGCGACCAAGCCGGAATTGTGTTTACTGCCGCCACCGGATTCATTGACATGATGCCGCCGGATGTGGCCGGACTGTACAACTCACAGCGCCACCAAATCATGAAGGCCGGCGACAGCCAATCAATGTTTAAGGCGTTGTCCCGCGATGCCAAGAAAACTGGTGACGGTATGAACCCATCATGCGCCATCATTGATGAGGCGGCGCAGATTGTGGATAGAAACTCAATTGAGGTGCTTCATTCCGGTATGGTTGCCCGCCAAAATCCACTCAGGATTTACATTACAACGGCAAGTTTTACGAAAGAAACCAAGTTTTATGAGGACATGATGATGCTTCAATCCATGCTATCGGGTGAAGCGGAAGACAATCCCCGTTGGTTTGGATTACTGTACAGCCTAGATGCGGGTGACGATTGGCGCGACCCTGCGACATGGGCAAAAGCTAACCCTATGCACGGCATATCTGTTTTTGAGGATGCTATCGCGCAACGGGCTGAAGAAGCCAAACACAAGCCCGCCGCATTGAATGAATTTCTCTGCAAAACGCTAAACATCTATGTTTCCGCAAATAGCGCATGGGTTGACCGTGCATATTGGGATGACGCTAAAGCGGCCATTGTGGAAACCCGCCAACCGGAAAGCGTTTTTATCGGTTTTGACTTGGCAGCAACTCGGGATTTAAATGCAATTTGCACCTTAAAACGATACGCTGACGATGACTATGAAACAGAATTTAAGTTCTTTTTGCCTCAAGATGGCTACGAACTAATCCCAAAACATTACGGCGACATTTTTAGGATGGCCAAAGATTCAGGAATTTTGCACATTACTGAGGGCAACGTCATGGATGACCGTGAAATTAGCGATTACATCATCCAACAATGCGCCAAATACGATGTCAAGGAAATTGGTTTTGATGCTTATAACGCCGCAAGCCTAGTCGCCCGCCTCAATGATGCCGGTTTGCCTGTGAAAAAAGTCGGGCAAGGCATGGCCGTTTTGAGCAATCCAAGCAAGCACGTTGAGAAGTTAATCCTAAATCATTGCATTAAACATGACGGTAATCCGTTTGTTGGTTGGCAGTTAGGAAACTGTGAGGTTTATGAGGATGTGAACGGAAACATCAAAATTCGTAAGAATGAAGCTGACAAATCTGCAAAGGTTGATGGTATTATCAGCTTAATCATTGCGATGCATTGCTCTTTAGACAACGCAATGGTCAGCGGTTTTGGATTCCGTTCCTTTTAGGGGTGACTTATGGCCATATTTGATATTTTTAAACGCAACGACAAAAAATCCGTTGAAAGTAACAGCCTTTTTGGACAGACAGCGTTAGGAAATAACATTGTTTACCAAGGAAACAATAAGAATCCAAACGTAAATACGCAGATTCTGTATGTTACAACAGGCTCTACAAACAACGCCGGACGGCCCGTTGACATATCGTTATTGTCAAGAAACAGCACAATTGTGGCGTGTGTGGCCGCAAAAGCCCGCGCTCTTAGCCAACTGCCTATTCGTGTGGTTTGCCAATCTGAAGACGGTGTTTATGTAGATGCAATCAAGTCAGACACCGTTGGCCCAAGGGATAAAGCCAAAGCAAAGCAAGTTTGCAACTTATTGGCTCAACCAAACAACTTTCAAAGTGCGTATGAGTTTTGGTATCAATGGATTATGTGGTACGAGCTTTCAGGCGAAGCATTTACATTTTGGTGGAGAAAAGACCAAGCTTCTAGCACCGAAACGCCGCTAGAAATGTATATTATTGACAGCACATTAATTGCCGTAACTATTACGCCTACCCGTTACCCATCCTATCGGTTATCTACCCCGACATACGGTTTTAATCGTGATGAACCGTTTTCCGCGCATCAAGTTATGCACATCAAGGAAATGGCGTGGCAAGGTTCTGCCGGTTGGAACAAAGGCATTTTGGCGGCTGAATTAGTGTCGCTTGACCAAGATATTGACCTTTACGCCAATTACATCATGCAAAACGGCGCAAAACCGTCCGGAATGTTTACGACGGACAACGTAATTCCTGACGCTAAATACAAAGAAATAGCCGCCCGTCTAAAAGAAGCATGGTCTGCAATGGTTGGCAGTAAGCAATCAGACCCAAGCAAAGCCGGACAGGGTATGTTGTTAGATCAAGGCATGAAATACACGCCGCTAGATATGTTGACGCTTCAAGACACTAATGCGGCACAGCTAAAAGAACAAACGATGAAACGAATTTGCGGTCTGTTTGGCGTACCGCCCGCAATGATTGGAATTGGTGAAAGTAAGTACAACAATACCCAAACCATGATGGATGAGTTTTATAAATCGTCCATGTATCCCATAATCATCAATGTTCAACAGAAAATTAAACAGCATTTGTTTGTTGGCTATCCCAATCTGTCAATTGAGTTTGATACACGCAATTTTTTAAAAGGCGACCCATTAAGTCAAATGAATTTTGCGGTTGCGGGCGTAAATGCCGGTATCATGACTCCTAATGAAGCCCGCGAATATATGGGAATGCCAAACATAGATGGCGCGGACGAATTGACGGATAATAAGAAAATTAAACCAATTTCAGGGTCAAGTCCACAAGATACAGGCGGTGGCGGCGGCAACCAAACAAAGAAAATGAATATTGGCAAATAAAAAATGCCCAATGATTTTCAAAAGATGGTAGCATTGTTGCAAGGCTATACGCTAAGAAATCAATCGCCTGTCCGTGGGCGACCTAAGATAATAAATGACATTGACCGAACAAAAGTCGATGAGGTAATCCATGACACAAAACTTAACGATGGTATGCGAAGCTCAACTCAAGGTCGAGGCGCAAGGCATTACAAGCGGAAAAATTGAAGCGACAGTCACCACATGGGGTGCTCGCGAAGGCGCAGACGGTCGCCGATTTAACTATCAACCGTCTGGGTTTATGGAGTGGGCTACGGCATTTGCCAAAGAAGGTCGCCCGCTTCCAATGTTCGTAAATCACGATGCAGACGCTATTCCTGTCGGCGAATGGACCTCATTTGAGTTCACCAAAGAAGCCATGACCGCCCAAGGTCGTTTGTACAC